GTATCCTTTATGAACAAATGATTGTAATCTTGGGCTTCTTGGACCAATTAACTCAGGAACCGATGCTGTAACAAGAGCATGGAAAAACATATATTTAAATACCGCAGCAACAGTAATTTCAGATGAAAGAAGCAAACAAAATATTTTACCTTCTGATCTGGGACTAGATTTTATTAATAAGATAGAGCCAGTAAAATACAATAAAGTAAATGGAGATAGAATTCATTACGGTTTAATTGCACAGCAAGTAAAAAGTGTTATAGATGAATCAGGCATTGAAGATTTTGGAGGCTGGGTAATATCAGATTTAGCCGATCCAGAGGGGCAACAGGCTTTAAGATATGAAGAGTTTATTTCACCATTAATTAAAGCGGTCCAGGAACTTACAGCAAGAGTAAAATTACTAGAAGAAAAGTAGGTTCAGGATGTCATATAAAAATGTAATACTGAATGACCATCCAAATTCTTTTTATTTATTAGATGAAGTTAGATCTGGGCTGGTTGGAACATACTCTGGGCTAACATCACAGTTTGCCACATATCAAGATTTAAAAGATAACGGCGTTAGTTATGCTGCATTAAGCGGATTACCAGTATACGATTACTCTGGAAATGTTAATGATGGCTATGCTGTAAATACATCAAATAAAGAGCTAATGCCTCTAATTTCTGGCGGCGTCAGAGGCACTCAATTGCTAGAAGACACCTCAGTTCATTATATTCCAAAAGGAATAGCAAATCAATATAATAAAGATGATGCTTTTACAATTGAAGCATGGTGTTTTCTACCTACAGTAGAAGACCCCCTAGTTATTCTTGCTGATACAGCAATCAATACAGGACTTTATTATGAAAATGGCAACATTGTTTTTAGAGTAGGAGATAATGAAGTAGAGCATACTATTTCAAATAATGAGTCTTTATACGTAGTTGGAGTATTTCAAAATACAAAAATATCTTTGTATGTTAATGGAACAATGGTAGACTCCTCTTCAATTTCAAATTACAAGTTTTCAAATATAAATTTAGATTTTAAAACTGGGCCTGGGGACGGTAAATTTGTCATAGACTGTGTTGCTTTTTATAAATTTAATTTATCAGATAATCAAATAAAACAACACTACATTGAGGGCATAAAAGAAATAAACTCATCTCAAATTGTTAATATAGATGGTGGATATATTTTTAGTATGAATGCAGTTCCAATTAAACCTAAATTTAGGTTTTCTTATCCAGAATCACGAGCATGGTCAGAGGTAATAAAAGACGGTATTTCAATATCTGCAGATGGATCATATATTTATTTTCCAAAAACAGAATATGCTGAAGTATCTGAGTATTCTTTTGTTGATTCATTTATTGTTCCAAATTATTTAAATATTCAAACTAGCCAAATATACTGGTCAAACGATGTTAAGGGCATAAAGGTCGAAGTAAGCCTAGATAAAATTTTATGGCGGGAATGTCAAAATGGCGACCCACTACCTTACTATAATAAAAATGAAAATCAAATATCTGATTTATTCCATATAAGAGTAACAGTTTCGTCAGAAGACACAAGCAAATATCAGCCAATTCTTAAAAATATAGAAATTCTTTTTTATAGCTCAAAAAACTTTTATAGCGATAATTCAGGTTACTATTTATCATCAAACTTTGATTATTCTTTGCCAAAAAGAAATAGCAGAATCCTTTCATATAATAAATACAATGGATTAAAGATGTACAATGGTCATGGGTTTAGCTTAAACAATGTACCAAGTTCTAAATCAGTTGAATTAATTTTTACACCAAAAAATGGGGAAAATGTTTTAGTATCTGGAATATCATCAATATATGAATGGTCGTCAGCAGGTTTAGTATCTAAAACAGGAATTGCCTCTATTTACGTAAATGGTATAAATAGGACATCTAGTACAAATGTATTTGATTTTATGTCGCCTGGACTACCTCACCATATTGTAGTTAATTTTACCAATTCACAAACAAGCTTAAAATTTAATCAAAACCAGTCTGACTCAAAATCTGGAATTGGACACATGTATAACAACCTAGCCGTCTATGAAAATGGCCTAACAATAGAAAAAACCCTGCAGCACTACCTTCTATATACTGGAAATATTATAAATTTGATCAACGATACCTCATTTTCAATATCTGAAGCCTCTAGCGGTAACGATTCAACATCTTTTACATTGACTTCTGTAGAACCATTGTCTGTAAGTATATAGTTATTGCATAAAGTTGTACAAAATCTGGACTTTGGTAGCAGATAATGGTATGATTGTTGTCTATGGACATACTAAAGAAAAATACCAGAATCGTTGAAGAAACAACGCTAGGCATCTATGTCTGGGAAATGCCAGACGGAAGATGGATTGGCGATGACGATGGAAACTTCCTTTCAATAACATCAATTAAGGGCAATAGGTCAAGAATTGATGCACTTGCTAGAGAAGTAAGATCTTACGGTATTTATGAAGGCCAGCCTAAATTTTTGTCTGGTCGTAGAAAAATTAACGATGAAGAGTTAGCAGAGCAAGAACAAAGATTGAGATGGGGCCTACCACCAGACCCATACGACATTGGTGTGTATAAAGACGCAGTATTAAGAGGCGGTAAAGTTCATGAGTAGAAAAATAGAATTTTTAGATGATGAAATTGATAATGTAAATACTATTGATATTTCAAATACAGCGGACTGGTTTCATTTTCAAAAGGCTGAAGATCATGACGATCCATTCAAAATAGGGCTAGATGAAATTAAAAAGCTAAGAGGTTTGGGAACAAATTTTAAGCGTAAAATTAATCGTGATTTTTCAAAAGCATTTGTTGGAACTAGTGGAGTCGGAACACAGCAAAACCTTTTACAGCAAGCAATTAGTGGATATGCATTATTTGATTTAGTAGAACCAACTTATAATCTAGAATATCTGTCAAAAATTTATGAAGTTTCAACATATAATTATGCTGCTATTAATGCAAAAGTTTCAAATATTGTTGGGCTTGGATATACTTTTACTGAAACAGATAAAGCTAAAGATGCAATGGATGCTATTGCTGATGATAAACAATTAGATAGAGCTCGTGCAAAAATTGAAAGAATTAAAACTCAATTAGATAAGTGGTTGGATGACTGTAACGAAGAAGAATCGTTTACAGAAACGCTAATAAAGGCCTACACAGACCTTGAGGCCACTGGTAATGGTTATATTGAGATAGGACGTACGGTAGCAGGAGATATTGGCTATATTGGACACATACCAGCTAAAACAATGCGTGTTAGAAGATTCCGTGACGGCTTTATACAATTGCTTTATGGCAAAGCAGTGTTCTTTAGAAATTTTGGAGACCTAGAAACTCCAAGTCCAATTGCTGGACAAGAAGATAGGCCTAATGAAATTATTCATTTAAAGAAGTATACTCCTATGAATAATTATTACGGAGTACCAGACATCATTGCAGCACAGCAGGCGCTAGCTGGAAATGAATTTGCTGGAAGATACAACCTAGACTATTTTGAAAATAAAGCGGTGCCAAGATATATTATTACAGTAAAGGGTGCAAAGCTCTCACCAGAGTCAGAAAGAAAATTGCTTGAGTTTTTCCAGGTCGGATTAAAAGGAAAAAATCATAGATCACTTTACATACCCCTCCCAGCAGATACTCCAGACTCTAAGACTGAGTTTAAGATGGAACCAATTGAAGCTGGCGAACAAGAGTCTTCATTTAATATTTATCGTAAATCAAATAGAGATGAAATTCTTTTGGCTCATAGGGTCCCAATTAGCAAGATTGGAATTCCAGAAGGAATTAACCTTGCAGCAGCCAGAGACGCTGATAAAACATTTAAAGAGCAGGTCTGCAGACCAGCACAAGACAGACTTGAAAAGAAATTAAATTATTTAATTGCAGAAAAGACAGATGTTGTCCAATTAAAGTTTAATGAGCTAAGTCTCACAGACGAAGAAACTCAAAGCCGTATTGACGAAATTTATTTAAGAATGCAGGTTATTACTCCTAACGAAGTCCGCATTAGAAAAAATATGACAACTATTGAGGGCGGGGATGAAATGGTAGATTTAAAGCCACAGCAGGTGGCTGATCAAAAGGCAAAGGTCACTGGAAATAAAACTAGGGATCAGAAGCGAAAAGCCAATGCCCCAGATAAAAGTGGAGAAGCCAGAAATCCCAAGGGCGATGGTCCAAAAGTCAAATAAGTTTAATCAACTGTTATTTGCGTTATAGTAGATAAACCATTAAAATTAAGCATATGAACATTGAAAAAGGCCATTGGTCTAGTAATGGCGACAACTTACATTTGTCGATTCCATTTACTAAGGTTAATCGAGAAAATAGAACTGTATCTGGTTTTGCAACATTAGATAATGTTGACCAGACAGGCGATGTTGTTACAGCCGAAGCAAGCGTAAAAGCTTTTGAAAATTTTAGAGGAAATCTTCGTGAGATGCATCAGTCAATTGCAGTTGGTAAAGTTGTTTCCTTTAAGCCAGAAACATACTACGATCAAAAATCTCAAACTTTTTACAATGGAGTTTATGTAACTTCATACATTTCAAAGGGTGCACAAGATACTTGGGAAAAAGTTCTTGACGGCACTCTTTCTGGTTTTTCTATTGGCGGAAAAATTAAAGAATCAGATAATGAAGTTAACAAGGCAACAGGAGAAGCTGTAAGATTTATTAAAGACTATGATCTTGTTGAGCTGTCTATTGTTGATTCACCAGCAAATGAACTATGTAACATTCTATCAATTGAAAAGGTTGGCGGAAAAATAATATACAAAGGCCTTGCTACAAACGTTGTAACAGAAAATATTTTTTATTGCGAAGACAGCGACTCAGTGTTTATGTCTACAGAAAAAACTTTTGATTCACCAATATCAGGAAAGCCAGCTGCGCTAATCGGTTGGGTAGAAAGTTCAGATATTAATAAATCAAAGGAAATAGATAAGATTCTTGCTTCATTCAAGAAGTCAAGATTACCGTTGCCTGAAACACAATTAGCAAAACAGGCAAACGTAGAAGGAGGTAATGAGATGTCAGACGTAACAAATGACGTAGTAGTAGAAGCTGTAGAAGCAGAAACAACTATTGAAAAGTCTGTCGATGCTGCAGAAGCACCAGTTGCAGAAGATGCAGTTGTTGAAGAAACAGCAGAAGATACAGCTCCTGCCGACTCCGTTGAAAAAGCAGCCGAACTCGATAATGCTGAGGTCATGGTTGATGAACCTGATTTTGCAAAGATGTTAGGCGATCTAAAAGGCTTTTTCGCAGAGACACTCACAAAGGCTACAGAAGCAAATGCTGCACAGGTCACAGAGATTAAAACATCTGTCGAAGCTTTCAGCAAGAGCGTAGATGATAGAATTTCTGAGTTGGCAGAAAAGCACAGCGCACTTAGTGCCGCTGTCACAGAAATAAAGGGCACCATTGATGGTGTTCAAAAGCAGATTGATGCCGTAGAAGGCGATAATGCAATTAAGAAGTCCTCTGACCCTGGCGGGTCTGAGGTATTTACCAAATCAAAATCAAAATGGTCTGGAGCTTTCCTCGGTTCCGTAAATGAAATCTTTAACTAAAATAAGGTAGGTGAAATAAAAATGAGTAATGAATTATTAGAAAAGGCCGCAGCAGCTGGTACAACAGTATCAACAGGTTTCGGTTCTTCAACAGGTGGTTCAGGCGTTCATGTTGCTTCAGAAAATGGCAACGGTGGACTTCTAAACCCAGAACAATCAGCACGATTCTTGGACTATATGTTCGATGCTACCGTAATTGGTAAGGTTGCACGTACTGTCCGAATGAAAGCTGACACAACAGAAATTGATCGTATGTCCGTAGGAGAGAAGCTTGTAAAGCTTGCATCTGAAGGCGAAAACACAGCTTCAAACAGCGGTGTTACTTTCTCAAAAATTTCTCTCACAACTAAGAAACTTCGCATGGACTGGGAGCTTTCAACTGAGTCTCTAGAAGACAACATTGAAGGTGCAGATCTCGAAGATCACATTGCACGTATGATGGCAACACAGGCAGGAAATGACATCGAAGATGTTATTCTTAACGGTGATACATCACTTTCAAGCGATGCACTATACAAGTCTTTTGACGGTGTAGTTAAGAAGGCAAAGACAAGCGGTCACGTTGTCGATGCTGCAGGTGCTGCAGTTTCTCGTGCAGTATTTAACTCAGCTCTTAAGGCACTTCCACGTAAGTACAAGCAACGTCGTACAGACCTTCGCTTCCTTGCAGGATCAAACTTGATCCAGGATTACCTATACTCTAACTCACAGAACATTCAGAACGTTACTCCACAGGATATTGCTTCAGGCATCATCCGTGGCGATGTTCCAGTTCTTGGAGGTCCAGCAGGATATGTAGCTCCATACGCATTTGGTATTCCAATCGTTGAAGTTCCATTGCTTCCTGAGACACAGACAGGTACATACGCAAGCCCATCAGGTTCACACGGAGATATCCACTTGACATTCCCAAATAACGTTGTTATTGGTATCAAGCGTGATGTTACTGTTTACCGCTTCTTCTGGCCACGTAAGGACTCAATCGAGTACACAATGTATACTCGTGTTGGCGTTCAGATCGAGCAGGCAGACGCTTGGGTAGTTGTAAAGAACGTTAAGGTTGCTTCTTAATTAATTAAGAATTAAACTACCGAAAGGCCCCCAATTAATTTGGGGGCTTTTCATTTTAATTTAACAATGCTATAATTAAAGAACCTAGAAAAAGGAGAAATAAAATATGTCGTTTGACACATTAAAGGTGGCTGAATTAAAAGTAATTGCAACAGATTTTGCAGTAGACACAGAAGGCCTAAAAAATAAAAAAGACATTATTGCAGCTCTAGCAGAAGAAGGCGTAACTTGGAGTGTATACCAAAGTACAGTAGAAGCAATCGAAAAAGATACAGAAGAAATTGAAATTCTTCCAAAGTTTGACCCGAAAGCTCAGCCAGAAGATACAGTTCTTGTTAGAATGACAAGAGAGAACATGAGATATGATATTCATGGATATACATTTACAAAGGATCATCCTTTTGTGGCTATGTCAGAAGAAGATGCTCAAAAAATCTTTGACTCAGAGGAGGGTTTTCGTTTAGCGACACCAAAGGAAGTTCAAGACTTCTATAACTAAACGTTAACACAAGTTAATGGCAGAAATATATAAAGATCAAACTTCACCTATTAAAACAAAAATATTTTGGGGTGGGGAGCTTGTAGATGCAGATGACGATGTTATAGCAGTAGTTTACGATATTACTGAGGATAACACAGTTTCTCCAACAATTAATCCAAATGTCCCCCTTGGAACATTTACTGCTACAAAGCTAGAGACTGATATGGGAACATATCAGGTTATTTTGCCATTTGAGCTATGCAGAAGAAATAGAAAGTTTAAAATAGAATGGCAATATCAAGTAGATGGGCATTCTGCCTCTCATGTTTATTTTACAGATGTTGTAACTCCATACGCAAATATATCAGACATTATTGATGATTTAAATTTTGGAACGGACCCGTCAGACCCAAACTATAAGTCCTATCATGAGATTCAAATGGCTGAAAAATATGCAAGAAAACTTATTGAGATATATACAGGACAAGTCTTTTATTTATACGATGACCAACAAATTGTATATGGATCAGGAGCAGACATTTTACCTATGCCATTTAAAATGTATGAAATTCATGAGCTTTATGAAAACGATGTCCTGCTAGTTGATTACATTAATAATGTTAATAACTGGACATACTCACCAATTATTTCTGAGTCTGGATTTGGAATTAGAGTAAATAGACAACAATTGATGGATGGAATAGTTTACACATCTAATGGTCTTATTCCACCAACAATTAATGATCAAGGTTATTCTGGAGCATTTAAAAAAGATTCAAGATATTCTGTACAGGGTAGATTTGGATGGTCGTCAGTACCAGATAATATTGAAGAAGCTTGTATTATATTAATTAAACAATTCTTTGATCAAGATCGTGCATGGAAAGATAAGTATGTAAAGAGCATAAGCACATTTGATTGGAAGTTTGATTTTATGGAAGACGCACACAGAGGAACAGGAAATCTGTACGCAGATCAACTTCTTGCTCCTTATGTTTTGATTGGAATGGTTGCATTCTAAATGAGCCTAGCAACTTCCCTTATGCCGATGAAGCTAGATATTTATCTTCAATTAGATACTCAAGATGAAAATACTGGTTATATAAAAAAAGAATGGATTTTCACAAGATCTGTGCCATGCTCGGCAAAAGGAATTATTTCTAATTCTGGCTCTGGCCGAAGCGGGGATAAGCAAACAATAAATAATAGATATACAAATGAGCAAATGCTTGAGATTAGAACCCCAGAACAAATAACATATAGAGAAAAGATTACTAATATAAGAGATATGTCTGGAAACATTGTTTGGAAAGAAATAAATTATCCAAACAATACTCCCACAGTTTTTGAGGTAATAAGCTCAACTCCAATTACAGACCCTTTTGGAAATGTACTTGCATACAACTCTGTTGCAAAGAGATCGGAGAATCAGGAAATTGGATTCTAGCGTAGCACTAATTCAAACTGCCAGCGGGCTAGAAAAATTAATGGCGGGCTCAGTACCAGGAGTTTTGAAAGATAGCACTGTAGCACAGATATCTGCTTTTTTATATTACGAGGCAGCAGTAATTTCAAAACTTACTACAAACGAAGATTTTAAAAATTTATTTAAAACAACAATATTTAATCAAATAGAAAAAGATTTTGGTGAGTATATGGACTCACAAGCAAGAGTTAAGCCAAAATCACTTCATCATGTGTATGAATGGAACAAAGCTGGCGTACCGACTGCTAGGCTATTTAAACTTCATACACTAGATATGCCAGGTTTATCATTTAGAATTAACTATGATTTTAAATTATCAAAATCATCTGTTCCGTCTAAAAATAAAAAACAAAAAAAGAAATATATATTTGCAAATAAAGCAGACGTGATGGAAGCTGGAATGCCCATAGTAATCCGTCCAAGGTCCGCTGAGCGCCTTGTATTTGAACTTGATGGTGAAACAGTCTTTATGCCAAAAGGCACCGCAGTGACCGTTAAAAAGCCTGGAGGAGGGCAAGCGTCTCATCAATTTTCTTTATCGTACGGAAGATTTTTTGGAGGACAACTTGTTAATTCATCTATTAAGTCATCTGGACTTCAAAGAATATTTAATTCAAAAATGGCCAAAGCGTTAGATGTTCCCATGAATATCAAAAAAGTGCAATATAGCTTTAGCCCTGGTAAAATAAGATCACAGGCTGACACAGCATTACACGCATCATTTGGGAGCTCATTATGACAGTTGATTATAAAATAGACGCAATGTTTGAGCTTCGTAAATTTTTATGGAAAGAACTAAAAGAGACGGGAATATTTGATCCGTACAATTACTACTCAGATAACCTTGGAAAAGAGATTATCCCAATAATTCCAGTACAGCAGTCACCAGAATTAGATCAATTTTTAAATGGCAAAAAACATATTGTTTATGACAAAATAGGCTTATCATTTGAAGATATCTGGTTGCTGGCATGCGAGAAAGTTCTATTTACCATATACTCAACAGACGTTACAGAGATATATGAGATCAGAAACCTTATGATGGACCTATTTAGAAGAATGGACGATTCTGCCAAAGACGTAAATAATTCCAAGGGCACAAATAAGTTGATATTCCACAGCATTCATGTGGTAGAAACATCTCCCATAGAGCCCTCTCAAGAGCTAAAGGGCTTCATGTCCACAGACGTAATCTTAGAGGTTAAATACTCTAGAACCACAGACGGGACAGGCAGATTCAACTAGTTGCTTTTAGTTTAGTTATCCAGTAAAATTAGCTAAGAGGAAAAGGCCTAGCCAGCTTTGATTTAGATTTACAAGTAAGTCAATATATATATTTATTTATTAATGGAGGTTTTACAAATGGCACAAAACACAGGTAATGCTAGAAATATTCTTGTTGGTGCGTCACCACTATTCTTGTCTGTAGAAGATTCTTCTACATCAGGATACGTAGAAAACATGGTTCCAGGAACAGCAATTGCTGCAGCGGCATCACGTAACAAGACAGTACCAGCATTTAAGAATGGAACAGCAGCAAATCCAGGACCATACGCTGCAGGAGAGTCATACACAACAACTCTTAACTCAATCGACACAGATGCACCAGCTACAGCAGTAGCTACAAAGGGCGCTGCATATCGCAACGTAGGTTACACAAATAACGGTCTTCAGATCACTTACAACCCATCATACGGTTCAGTAACTGTAGATCAGCTTCTTGACTCAGCAAAGCTTTTCAAGGAGACAATGGAAGTTATGATTGCAACAGAAATGGCAGAAGGTACTCTTGAGAATATCGTTGCTGTATTTGGACAGGCATCAAGCACAAATAATGCAGGTACATTAGGACTTGCAGCTGGTGCACTAGGAGAAGCTCCAATTGAGCGTCAGCTAGTTGCAGTTGGACAGGCTCCAACAACAGCGGCTTCTTCTAAGACAGAGCGTGTATATTATGCACGTCGTGTTCTTTCTGTACAACAGTCACAGTTCTCTTTGGCTCGTAACGCAGCATCAACATTCCCAGTAACATTCCGTCTTCTTCCAGATGGAAATTATGCAGGAGCAGAATACGGTACAATCGTAGACCGCACCTGGCTATAATTAATAAAATTAATTAATAGATTGCCCCCCAAGAAATTGGGGGGTTTTCTATTGCTCTTGTATTTTCTATATGATACAATAATTAAGACAGAATCCTAGGAGGATTAAATTGGCAACTACAGTATACGATGTTGAAGAAATTCAACTACAAAATGGCACAACAGTTAAGCTTAAGCCTTTAACAATTAAAGAGCTTCGTAAGTTTATGGTAGTCATTCAAAAAACAGCAGAAGTAACATCAGAAGATGAAACATTAACAATCCTTATTGATGCATGTGCGGTAGCATTAGAAAAGCAGCTTCCAGAACTAGTAAAAGACAGAGACGCATTTGAAGACACACTTGACGTTCCAACAATCAATCGCATTCTTGAAATTTGCGGAGGAATTAAGATGGACGACCCAAACCTTCTAGCGGCAACGGTACTGGCTGGACAGAACTAGATTTAGCCGCTTTAGAAGGAGAGGTTTTTCTTTTAGGTAATTGGAAAAATTACGAAGAACTAGAAGATAGCCTTTCAATGCCAGAGATGGTTCAAACTTTTAAGTCTATGCAAAAGACTGAAGAAGAAAAAAGAAAATTTTTAGCTTCAATACAAGGTGTTGAGCTAAATTCAAGCAGTAATGAAAATGAAGGGGGATCTTCCTTCGAAGATGTTAGAAGAAGAGCACTTGGTATAAATGCATCAGCAGATGATGTTGTTTCTTTGCAAGGAGCTTTTGCCAGCGAAGCTGGTTTTGGCATTGGAGCTGGATTAGGATACTCTATAGAGTAATATATATATATGGCAGATAATATAATAACGACGAATATTACCGCCAACGCAGACTTTTCAAGCTTAAGAGCTCAACTGGCTGCGGTTACTGCCCAACTTGTAAAGTTGCAAGAAACAACTGCTGGAACAAATGCAAAGCTAGCAAATCAAATTGCAGTAATGAACAAGGCGTTTGCAACAACGCTTACTTCAACTGGTCAATTCTCTCAACACTTTGTATCCCTATCTTCAGATGTAGAAAAGTTTGGCAAAAATTTAGATAGAGGCCGACTCAAGCTTAATGATTATTATAATGCTTGGAATGGTCACACAAGAAAAACAAGCACATTAATTAGAGATCTTGCTAAACAGCAAGTAATGCTTGAGCAAGCCATTGTACAACCAATAGGAAAAAATGCTCAAGGACTAATGCAATACAACGTCATGGTTGCAAAGGGTCTTGATGAAGTAAAAAATAAGATGGCGATTGCTAGACAAGAAGCTGCAATCATGAATAAGGTTATGCTTGATGGATCAAATCAGCTAATCAATTGGGGTAAAAACACTCAGTGGGCGGGACGTCAGTTAACAGTTGGATTAACCGTTCCTCTTGTTGCATTTGGAGCGGCAGCACAAAAAGCATTTAGAGATGCAGATGCAGAACTAGTAAGACTAACAAAAGTTTATGGTGGCTTATCTGCCGTATCTGCAGACGAGCTTTCTAAAGTAAGAAAAGATGTTTCTGCTACTGCAAAGGAAATTGCTAGTGCATATGGAGTTGCCTACAAAGACACAATAGCATTGGCAGCGGACCTAGCCGCTACAGGACAACAGGGCAATGATTTATTAAAAGCAACTCAAGAAACAACAAGGCTTGCAGTTCTCGGTGAAGTAGATAGAGCAGATGCAATGAAAGCAACTCTTGCTATTCAAAATGCATTTAAACAAAGTACTGATGAATTAAGTCAATCAATTGATTTCCTTAACGCAGTAGAAAACCAAACATCAACAAGCCTTGCAGATTTAACTGAAGCAATTCCAAAAGCTGGTCCCGTAATTAAATCTCTTGGTGGAGACGTAAAAGATTTAGCGCTGTATTTAACAGCAATGAAAGAAGGCGGAGTAAATGCCGCAGAAGGTGCAAATGCAATCAAGTCTGCAATGGCATCTCTTATTAATCCTACAAAAGTCGCAACAGAACAGTTTGCTGGATTTGGAATTGATTTAAAGGGAATAGTAAATAGCAATGCTGGAGACTTGACTGGAACTATACTAGAACTACAAGCAGCATTAGATAAGCTTAATCCATTAGATAAATCAAGGGCCATCGAGCAATTATTTGGAAAATTCCAGTTTGCAAGAATGTCAGCTTTATTTGAAAACCTTGGAAAGTCTGGATCACAAACTCTTCAAGTTATGGATTTGATGAAAGCAAGTGCAACTGATCTTGCAAGCATATCAGAGCGAGAATTAAAGATGATGACAGAGTCAGCATCAGGACAGTTTAAGAGAGCTTGGGCTTCAGTGCAGGCTGATCTTGCACAAGTTGGTGAACAATTTTTAAGAATTAGCACAAAAGTCTTAAAGGTCGTAGATTCAATTATTAAATTTTTTGAGCATTTGCCTAAACCAGTTAAAACATTTTTAAATGCTTTAGGTGGAATAACAGCAATTGCAGGCCCTCTAATTATGATGGCTGGTGTGATGGGCAACTTTATTGGTTATGTTGTAAAAGGAATATTTCATTTAAGACAGCTTGCAAAAGGTGGACAAGGATTCAGACTCCTAACGCCAGAAATTATTGCAGCAGATGCAGCTGCAAAAGGCCTCGCTACATCATTTTATTCTGATACAGAAGCAACAATTGTTTTATCAAATGCAGTAAATACGTTAGCTGAATCTTTTGTAAATCTTGAAATGAAAGCAAATGCAGCAAAAGTTGCAGTGCAGCCAGCCATAACAACTGTTGCTGGTGGGGTTATAATGCCTGGCACTGGTGGAAGAGTAGTAGACAAATCAAATCCTTATATTGGTGAACCATACTCAAGAGACATGTCTCACTTAATACCAGCAGGAACTCCACAAATGGGAACAATTTTTGGAACTGTCCCTGGAGCCAAACCAGTAAATATAAAAGTTGGAAAAAATCCACAACCTTATATGAGTGGCGACTTGCCATTAATACCAGGGTTAACTTCTTCCAACGGAGTAGCAACAGGAATAGTTGCAGCAGAAGCAGCCAAATGGCATGCAATGACAGCAGCAATTTCTATGCAGTCAGAAGCAGAATTAAAAGTTTTAAAAGCAGAAGTTATGGCAACAGGAACTGTTACAGCCAGCTTATCAGACGCCTATCAATCTCTTCTACCACAATTTAGCGAGATTACAGATTTAGCAGCAGCAGAAGTAAAAGCAATTGTAGCCGAAGTTCAAGCTAATAAAATAACTGTTGAAGCAGCAAGAGCAAAAATTATTGCATTAAATTCAACTGTTGAGGCTATGCTGGCAGAAACAGCAGCAATGACAGCATCATCAATGGGAAGAACTGCAAACCTAACAATAGTCCCTCTAACTACGCAACCAGTAGTAGATCCAGCAACTGGAAAATCTAATATGAAAGAGATGTTCCATAAAGGATCTGTTAAGGAAATGGCTGACAGAATTGCAAGAGCTTTAGGTGGCGTAAGAACATCTGGTGCTGGATACAATATTGAGACAACAAAACCTAAGTTTGCAAAGGGTGGATACGTACCAGGAACAGGAAATACTGATACCTATCATACAACAGCAGAAGCTGGTGCATTTGTAATTAATAAAGCAGCAACACAAGCTAACAAGCCATTTATAGACCAATTACTTGGCAGACCTTCCTACTATGCACAACAAGGTGGACAGGTTCCAGTAGTCCTAACACCTGGAGAAGCCGTTATCCCAGCAAGCATTGCACAAAACAATATGACTTTAATGTATGCATGAAATGGTGGTCAAGGAAACACTTAAGAAATGGGAAGAAATGGTGGAAGAACAAAAGCAACAGCAAGAGCACAAACAGAGCACAACAAAAAAGGATAATACACTGTGGCAGCACGAACGCCAATAACGAAAATAAGGTGAAAACAAAAGAAAATAAAAGAAAGAAAAAAAAA